GTCCTTGATCATTGACACAATGTCGTTAGTCGCGTCTAGCATCGTTCTTCCCTTCGTTTGCCGCTATCCTGTCAGCGTTGGGTCTGATCTTCAAAACATAACTTAATAGTGCATCTATCTTGACCAGGTCATTGTTCATGGTCTGAACCCTGTTGTCCAGGGCACCAATTATGGCCTTAAGGCTGTTCACAGATCCCGTCACACTCGCGAGTATGAACTTCAGCGTGATGAACACGAAGGCACCCGCCGCTATGGCACCTGCTATTGGGAAACCCACGTCTTTTACAAATGTTACGAAATCCATAATGTGCGTGTATTTACCAATATCCAGATGTGCTACTTTTACCAATTTGAACCTATATTAAATACTTGTATGAAATTTATTTTAGTGGTCTACATGTGCATTGCGGGAGCCTGCGAGAGCGTGTACGAGCAGAAACTGTATGACACAAAAGCATTGTGCGAGGCCTCTGGTGCGGAAGTGAAGGAATACGCAATGATCAATTTCCCACAGAGCTCAGGTGAGATATGGTGCCTCACTGAAGATGAATTCAAAGAGTACCAGGACCACTACAAGATCGGCGACGACGCCTAATTGACATTACCAACTTTCCATAGTATAATTGCAGTATGATCCACGCAATGATAGATCTGGAAACACTGTCTACAAAGCCTAATGCAACAATATTAACAATAGGTGGTGTAAAGTTTGATCCATATAAAAATATAGAACCCGCACAAGGAATGTACTACAGAGTTGACGTGGATTCACAAACAGCCATGGGCAGAGATGTCATGGAAGAGACTGTGGAATGGTGGGGCAAACAGGCAGAAGACGTCAGGGAAGAAGCACTAGGCGACCACGATAGGATTGATTTAAAATACTTTATCAAACAGTTGAACAAATGGTCAGTTGGAGTAGATGTGTTCTGGTGCCAAGGACCATTATTTGACTACGCAATATTACAAAATTTTTATGCACAGATGAATGTGCCAGTGCCGTGGAACTACTGGCAGATCAGAGATTCAAGGACACTATTCAGTCTTGTGCCTCGTGATCACAACGAGAAAAGAACAGGACTTCACAATGCTTTGGAAGATTGTTATTTCCAGGCTCGTAAGGTACAAAAAGTTTTCCAGCAATTAAATATCAAACATGTTTAAGGATTTGCTGTTGTGACCATACCCATCAAAGGACACGCCACATTTGATGATCTCAAACACTGCTGGATAGGGTCTGGTTTTAAATTTGAATGGTTTAAAGAATTTACTACTGATAATAAGATACTTGATCCGCTGAAGAGAATTGCGGACGAGACCGAGGAAGACTTTGATGCTTTTGAATCCTTACTCAAGTCTGTGGGTGTTATAACACACAGATCATATCTAGACTTAGAAAAATATGGAAATTCACTCAAGGAAGTTTATAGCCCCCCAATGATGCCCAGGGATCATCATGCCGTGATAGGTAACAAGTTCTATGAGGTGGGATCAACACAAAAAGGATTTGAGGAGGTGCTTGACAATATCAGTGACGAGCATAAGGTGAAAGAACACAGAGATGATGGTTTCAACATAAACAATGCCTGCCTTGTGCCTTTGGGCAAGGATCTGTTTTGGGACTTAAATCCGCAACATACTGAGGCCGCCAACAAGTACATACAATCTTTCAAAGAGCAGGGCTATAGGGTACACGTGTCGAACAGGAACTATCACTCAGACGGTGCGTTTTGCATTGTGAGTCCAGGTTGTATTGTTTCGTTGTTTGACGTACAGGACTACAAAAAAGAATTTCCAGGCTGGGAGGTGCTTTACCTACCGGATCAGAGTGGGACAAAAATACTACCCTTCATTAAGATGAGGGACAAAGTCAAAGGAAGATGGTGGATCAAGGGCGAGGAGGACAACGATCGATTGATTGAATTTGTTAACACATGGCTATCAGACTGGGTGGGCTATGTTGAGGAAACGGTGTTCGATGTGAACATGTTGAGCATTAATAAAAATTTAGTTGTGTGCAACAACCACAATCAAAAGGTTTTTGACTTTTTAAAACGTCATAAAGTTGAACCTTTGATATTTAATTTTAGGCACAGGTATTTCTGGGATGGTGGCGTTCACTGCATCACACAGGATCTTTACAGAGAGGGAACAATAGAGGACTATCTAACGTGATAAAATGGTACACCATACAGGATCTGTATACAATCAAAGACTACAAGATAAAACACAACAAGTCTCCGGTAACTAAATGGATACGCTTACCCTGTGTATACAAAATAAAAATTGATACAAAAATTGTACACGTGGGACGATCTGACACCTGCAAAAAACATGGCGGGGCAGATAAAGTTAGGAAGGCGTTGGTAAACTTACTCAACGTGTTAGAATACAATCCATCCGTTACAAGAACCAAACACTGGGAAAAAATTAGATTGCAACACAAACCAAATTCTAGTAATATAAGGATAGGAATTATCAAAACAAATGCAATCGAAAAAACCTATCTACAAGAAAGAATATGAACCAGTTGACAGCGTAGACGAGAGCGTGTGGATGGGCAATGACACACCCATCATGGAGTCGGACTTCACTTACGTTTTTAATGACAGGTATCCCTGTGTGCCAGGACACAAACTTTTTATACCCAAGGAGAACAATGCACACTTCGTGGGCAGGTCCTACGGCATGGCGTACGACTACGGAAATGAAAAGATCAAGGCAGGCGAGATAGACGGATTCAACATTGGCATGAATATAGGTGTACCAGCCGGACAGACCATCATGTGGCCACACATACACTTTATCCCAAGACACAAGGATGATGCCAAGGAAAAAGGCGGAATGAGACACGCACACCCGGGTGCGGATCACAAACAATATTACTGATGCCAAAAAAAGCAAGAAGAATCGATCCCATATATGTTTCGCCAGATGGCGGAGAGACAGTGTACGAACAATTACCAAATGGTGACCGTATCCTGGTAGAACAGTCACAGCAGGCCAAGGACGAAGAACAGGCATATGAGGAGGCGGAAATGGTAAATGCAGAGGCGATAGCACTGAGGAGAAAATACCCAACACTGCAAAAGGCCTGGGACAAATATCTTACCGTATGGCATTTAATCAACGGAAATCAGTGATATGTACAACTATTCCAATTGAGCCTTTACCAGCAGTGTGTGTTGCTCTAAAGCAGTTTAACGGGGTGATTAAATAGCATTATGACCAAGTATGTTTCTATAATCGGCAATGGTGAATCAAGGAGGGGGTTTGATATCTCACCATTGAAAATTTTCAGTACAGTGATTGGTTGCAACGCAATCTATCGAGACTATGTGACAGAATACCTTTGTTGTGCCGACAAGCATATGTGCCAGCAGGCCGTAAATGCAGTTGGTAAGGGCACCACAATTTACACACGTGACAACTGGGCAAAACTATTTGCAAACTGGCCCAACGTGAAAGAATTTCCAAAGTTACCATATGCAGGCGACAAGAGACAGGATGAACCGTTCCACTGGGGTACAGGACCATACGCAGGAGTATTGGGACTTACATTCAAACCCAAGGCCATATTCATGCTGGGTTTCGATCTACATCCGTTGGAGAAGGGCAAGATCAATAACTTGTACACAGGATCAGAGGGATACACCTACATCAAGAGACCGGTTGATCCCAGTTACTGGATATACCAATTCCACAAGTTGATGGGATACTCTGATCCGGACACAAGATGGATAGTGGTAAATCATGACCGTTGGGAGATGCCCAAGGAATGGAGCCAACACGGCAACGTGTTCCAGGAAACCTATGACGGCATGGCCAAGTTCATTAACAAGCAGTTGAACAAAAAGAATGACTAAGAATTATTGTGCGGCTCCATGGAGGGGTCTACACATCCAAACGGATGGTGGTATTTCAACCTGCTGTGCCGGTGGTTTCAAGTTGGGCAACATCAACAAGGACACCATAGAGTCAGCGTTGAGCAGTGACAAAATCAAAGCAGTGCGTGAAAGTATTAAAAAAGGACACCTGCACAAGGACTACTGCAAAATCTGTATAGATGCGAATTCTGCCAAGGTTACCAACGAACAGTTCAGGCATAATTTAATTAACGATGATTTTGATATATCATCCGCAGGCACTGACTTTCAGTCTCCAGTAATATTTGATGCACGTTGGGACAACACCTGTAACAGTACCTGCGTCTACTGTGGACCCATGTGGAGTTCGAAATGGGCATCCATAAAGTCGGTCCACCAGCACAAACCAAACAACCATAACAAATCAAAAATACACAAATATTTTTCCTTGAACGGTAACCGATTGAAAAGTGTGTCCATGGTGGGCGGAGAACCTTTACTGATGAAAGAAAACGAAGTGCTTTTGGAAAACATACCCGATCATGTGGACATAGATGTAATAACAAACTTCAGTATTGACATAACAAAAAGTAAAGTTTTTGAAAAACTTATGCAGAGACGCAAAGTGCATTGGCACATAAGCATTGACAACGTAGGTGAGAGATATGAATACGTAAGGCAGGGATCAAAATGGAACCAATTGTTAGATAATCTTAAAATACTCGGATCCGCCGTCAGGAATCCACCCGAACAGAATGACCACGAAATACAGTTCCTGAGCCTTTTCCATATCTTGAACGCAACAAGGTTGTGTGAATTTAAAGAATTCACAAAGCAGGCTACTGCTTTTTTTCCAAAAAAATACAATGGAGATTCACAGATAGAAACAGTCTGGCAAATCTTTCACTTTCCCGAAGCACTATGTATTGACATGTATGGCAAGGAAGTTTTGCAAAAGGCTATCGTTGAGATACAGAAATATCTCCAAATGGAGTTGAACCCAACTGAAAAGACATTTTTCGAGAACAAGTTACAATCTTACCAAAAGATCGATGTGGAATCAACTCCAAAAATAAAATCAAGATTTTCAGGCTTCATTGCACACAATGAAAAGACATTCAACAAAGATGGTCACTTTATAAAGTTATGGCCTGAATTGTCTTTCCTTCTTGACAAAAAATAAATTTACTGTAAAATTACTGTATGACTAAAGCAATGGTAGATCATCTAATGGTACAACAACAAATTAAGGGACCATATAAAAAATGGAAGCACATGGTGGCCGTGATGTGTCTAAATCTCACATACAGGAAACAAGTCAAAGCAGTGTTACCTAGGTTGTTCCAGAAGTATCCAAATCCAGTTGCCTTCATAAGAGGACGCCAAAAAACACAGGAAAATTTACTTAAACCGCTAGGCATGTGGAAAGTTAGAACCAAACGTCTCAGAAACATGAGTGTCGAATACCTGAGTTGGGACGGAAAGGAAGCCAGCGACCTTCATGGCATAGGCAAGTATGGATCTGACAGTTACCAGATATTCTTCATGAACAACATACCATCCAATGTAAAGGACAAGGAATTGAAGAAATACATTGACAATCTTGTAGGATAGTTTATAATAAGTTTATGTTTGATAAAATAAAAGATGGAGATCTAGTTACTCTTAAATTGGCTTCGGGAGAAGAAGTCATAGCAAAATATCTCAGCAGGACCGACACACGATACATCAGTATTGAAAAGGCACTTGTATTGATGCAAGGGCCTCAAGGACTTGCTTTTGGTACATTTTTCTCCACTGCTAAACAGGACGAGCCTTTCAACATAGCAATTGACAAGTTGACCTCGATAGCACACATCAATGACAAGATCGCTGAGGAATATAATAGAGTGTTCAGTAAGATCGAGGTTCCCAAGAAACCCAGCATAATCACGTAATGGCACACTTTGACAAACACTCAACGAGCATCAAGGCACTGGTAGATGTGTCCGAGGCCATGCTGAACGCCATGGAGAAACACGGCATCGATCCAGAGACGGTGGCCAACAGGAACGAGTTCACTGTGATGATACACTTCTTGAAGAGCATCATAGACGGAGAATTAAATATACCAAACGAACTGACGGACCGCATCAGAGATGTTGCGTTCCAGATGGACATGGATCAGAAGATAGACAAAAAATTGAACTGATGATCAAGAGGACTCAAGACTTTCAACCCTCTATAAACACTCTGCAAGTCATCAAAACAAGGAGAGACGATGACTTACTACTCAACTAAAACATACGGACACAACATAGGACTGGCCTGCGTGTTCAGGCAACCCAATGCAGATCACTCGCACTGCCACCTATTACACGGATACAGCCTGGCATTCAGATTCACATTTGGTTGTGACAGACTAGACGACAAGAACTGGGCAGTGGACTTTGGAGGACTGAAACCACTGAAGAAATGGTTAGAGGATCACTTCGATCACAAGACAGCAGTGGACAAGAACGATCCACATCTTGATAAATTGAAAGAACTGGAGAAGCATGACCTCGCAGAAATTGTGGTGTTTGATGGTGTTGGTGCTGAGATGTTTGCCAAACACGCTTTCGACTTCGCGGATAAATTGATCAGAGAAAAAACAGACAACAGGTGTTACGTAGTTGAAGTGGAATGTATGGAACATGGAGCCAATAGTGCCATCTACAGAAAAGAATAACTTCATACATGACATGGTGAGAGTTGGTCTAATAGACAAAGCCTATTACTTCCAGATCTACAACACACCATTGGGACACAGGTGGTTAGACGCCCTTAAAGATAACCTGAAACAAAAAAGAATACTTGAAAAAAACTTCTGTTTTCTAGGTTTCGCGGATTCAAATAGGAATCTCCAGTATCTAGTCCATGAACTTAACAGTAATATAGCAAAAATAAATTCATTCGAGTTCGATCCGCCATATCAAAGAATAAATTCTTTCAGTGGGGATGATTTCCAGTACAGTTCAAACCTACCTATAGGCAAGGGTGATGAATCTAAGACGCCAGGCAAGAGATTGAAACATGATGCCTGTAACAAATTGCACAGGTACTTTGAGGAGTTGCAAGGCACTGCATGGCAGATCTCAGATTACTACAAACAAGCAGATCAAGAAACAAAATATGCCATCAGGCAACTAAACAACATCTGTCATGAGATAGAAAGTTGGGTAAACGCTGACAGGAAAAAGGCCATAGAGCCAGAATGGATGAGGCCCTCACAGATCACTACTTTTCTCAATGCTCCAAGGCATGACTTGCAGGAAGAAGACTTTGAACTTTTCAAGCAGAACAGGTACGACAGAGAACTGGGTGGTGTGTACCTGCATTGGTCACAAGTGGGCAAGACACTGTACGAAGTGTTTCGGGATGAACACGCACCAAAGATGAGCGACGCACTCTGTTCAGAGATCAATCACCAGAAATATTACTCCGGTGAATTTGATGTGGAGTGGGGACAAACAATAACGGAAGAACAACATGATTTCAAGAAGGAAGAAATGGATGAATACAGAGCATGGCTAGAGGCAAATGATTATGACTGGAACGATCCAAAACTATCTCTTGGATACATCAAAATAGGACAAATAGACCTACAAAGAACATTTGGCACAGACGCCTCGATACATACCATACATAAAGTTATGAATGACAACCTAGATATCTCTAGCATCAGAACAATAGTTGGACCGAGCGTAGAATGTGACTACCCTTATAAACTGGATAGTGATGACTGGAAACTGATACAAATAGAAGGATTGAAAAAAGGATATGAATCACGTAGTATGCGTTAAGTGGGGCAGTAAGTACGGAGCACAATACGCCAATGTACTCAACAGCATGGTCAAGCGATACACCACTGTGCCTTATCAGTTCCATTGCCTCACAGATGACTCAAACGGATTAGACGCAGACATCAACGTGATAAAGTTGCCCAACGATCCATGGATCAAGTCATGGTGGAGCAAGTTGTGGATGTTCGCACCCGAGATGCCCGTGAAGGGCAACATACTTTATTTTGATCTGGACGTCGTCGTATTCGACAACATAGATCCACTATTCTCACACACCGGCAAGTTCAACATAATCAGAGACTTCAACCGGTGTAGGATCAAGGACTGGAAACTGTCAAACTCCAGTTGTATGCGTTGGCAGTCAGGTACCATGCATTACCTGTGGGACGAGTTCAAGGACAGGTCCGCACAGATAATGCAACAGAACCATGGCGACCAGGATTGGATAACCAAGAGGGCCAAGGACGACATCACGTGGTTCCCGGATGAATGGATAAGATCATACAAGTGGGAGATGATCGGACTCAAGGACACCAAGTTGTTAAACAAGGACGGCAAGAAATGGTTCAGGCAACCTGTCAAGATCAAGCCAGGAAACAGGGTGGCCGTGTTCCATGGATCACCTAATCCAATGGAGTGTGGGGATCAATGGGTAATAGATAACTGGCGATGACATTTGAAAACATACACAACTGGCCTTTGGAACACTGGCACATAGAACCTTGTTCAAAATGTAGCCTCAAGTGTCCGAGATGCTCCAGACAAGAAGTACCACAGGGGTTGGTCAATACAGACCTTTCATTAGAATGGTTTAAAAATAATTTCACGGGAAAATTACTTACTGAAGTCAAAAAGTTAACCTTTTGTGGTGATGATGGAGACCCGATTTACGCAAAAGATCTTTTGGCAATTTTACGATGGTTCAGAGAGAACAACAGTGTTGTACAATTTGTGATCGTTACTAATGGTTCATACAAAACAAAGATGTGGTGGGAACAATTAAATAACATACTCGACGAGAAAGATCATATTCACTTTTCACTAGATGGTTGGGATCAAGAGTCAAACAATATCTATAGAGTAAATTGTGATTGGCAGTCTATCATGTTTGGAATAGATGCCTTAAAAAAATCCAAAGCATTCAAAACATGGGCCGCTATTGCATTCAAATTCAATGAGGACAGGATTACCCACATGGAGGACCTGGCGAAACAGTTGGGTTTTGACAATTTCCAATTGACGTTGAGCACAAAATTCAATAAAAACTATCCCAGTTATCCAATAAATGATCCACTACAACCTAGCGACAGATATGTCGCTACTGGCAGATTTACTAGGACCACAAAATCATTGTCGGACAAGAAATGGATAGACAACTGTCTTGACATATTCACTAAAAAGTTTTATAGTATCAATAAAGCAGAAAAATCAATTATTCCATTGTGTATGATAGGTAACAAAGGACTTTACATCAACGCCAAGGGCGAGTTCAAACCTTGTTGTTGGACCGGTTTGAGATATCAGCACAACAAAAACATATTTGATTACATCAATTTTAATGATCAACTGACCAACGTGTTGGATGATCCAGCATGGACTACTCTTTTCAATGACTTTGGAGCAGTAAGGGAGTGCGGAGAGAAATGTTCGGCAAAAAAATGGAACCTAGATCATGCAACCAGTTGGTAAAAAAATGAGAAGCGGACAGAAAAAATTCTACGAGGCGGCAAGAATAAAAAGGATCAGTCCCGGGTTGGACGAAGTGCCGGAAGACTGCGGATACATGCAACGTTTCGAGTACAACATAGACATGAACAGCAATGGCATTATGGGCGACTGCATAGACTGGTGCCAAAGGAACTGTGAAGGCAAGTGGGGTTGGTGGTTTGAACCAGCGGGCGAGATAGAGAACCCCAAGAACCACTGGGAAGATCAGAACGCATACATGAGTTTCGAAATCAAACGAGATGCCACGAGATTCTGGATGAGTGTGGGAATACAGAACAGTGGAAACAAATAAGCATAATTAATAGTATGAAACCATTTGAAATCACAGACAGTGCAAAGGCACAGATAGAGAGATTACTTGAGAAGAACACAGGCAAGTACGCCGTGAGCCTGGCGGTGCTGGGTGGCGGTTGTGCAGGATTCAAGTATGAGTGGGGATTCGCTGACACCAAGGAGAATGTGGCCCAGGGTGATCACATGGAAGACTGGGGCACGGGCAGGTTCGTCGTGGACGAGACCTCGTTGTTGTATGTCATGGGCACCAAGATCGACTGGGTGGAGGAGACCTTTGGATCGCAGTTCGAGATATCCAATCCCAACAGTTCGAGCTCGTGTGGTTGTGGAGAGTCATTTGGCATCTAATGGATACCGCTTTCATCATAGGCAACGGTGAATCAAGAAACATATTCCCAATAGATAATTTAAAAGGACATGGAACCATATATGGTTGCAACGCCATATACCGAGATCATCCCATGCTGTGTGATCACATAGTGGCGGTGAACCCTCCCATGTACGATGAACTGGCCCAGTGGCACAACAACGGCAAGGAGTCACCGAGTATACACGGTCCAGACGACATCAGCACGTGGAACTACATCTGTGAGGGCGATCATGAACACCACATACCCGAGGGACTCAAGATCTACAGGGTATGGAGGGGAGGTGACGTCAAGAAGGGCGGCAAGATCAAGACCAACGACTTCTCCATGGCCAGAGGTTCCGGTTGCAGTGCGGTGCTGATGGCCGCGGAGTCAGGCATCAAGAACATCGTCATAATGGCATTTGACATAATGGGTGCCCAACAGTGGGAGATGGACACGCCCAGCAGGATACAGAACAACATCTACAAGAATTCAAAGAACTACCCAGACAGGTCCAGCATGAAGGCATACCTCAAGTACGAATGGATGTATCAACTGAGACAGACGTTCAGGAAATTTCCCAAAACAAACTTCTACTTTATTAATCGCAAGGAATACCTCGAAGGCAATCCGTTCCTGCGTTGGTACTTCGACCAACCCAACATCAAGTGTGGCATCTACGCTGACCTACAGAGATGGATCACGGGATCACGTGACGACATCCGGTGGAAACAGTTATAGGGTCTTGGTACTGCTGGCGTCCAACTGATACACTTTACGCATCTTGACACCTACGCTCTGTGCGAACTTCTTGGAATCACATTTATTACACACGTGTTTGTAGTCGTTTGAAGCACGATCTGGATCCACCTTGCTCTTGGGCCTCATGAATACCTCAGAACACGAATCACACTTGAAAACATAGATCAATTTCTTCCTGTGGTAGTTGTGCATGGTACCCAGTTTGCTCTCCCTCTTGTACAACTTCATCGTCTTTAGGGTTTCTATGAACATATTACTATTTAATAAATACGAATAACACATTATGGCAAGATTAACGATAGACACAGGAACAGCAGGAAATCCAGCGACGGGCGATACCCTACGTACCGCCATGACCAAGGTCAACAGCAATTTCGCTGAGTTGGCGGGTGACTTACAGATGTCGGGCAACACCCTGTTGAGTGCTGACACAAACGGAAACATCATACTGGATCCAAACGGCACAGGACAGGTGCAGATAGAAGCAGACAGGCTTGTGATCAAGACCACGAAAACCGCCACCGCTGTGGGAAACACGGGTGATGTGGCAGGTTCAATCAGTTGGGACGCAACAAATTTATATGTATGCACTGCGAACTATGATGGTTCAACAGTGATATG